TCTCTCTTGTTTCGTCATAGCTTTCAACACTCATACAGCTGAGCCTACTTGCAACTTTAATTGACTTATCTTTACACCATTGTTCTACCTCATTTGCACCCTATGTAATCAAGCTTGGACTACAAAAAAAAATTTGACAGGTTAGCCAGAGCTTATCCGACTAACCCATCAGGGTATTGTTATTGATTCACTTGCTCTTTTACTGCAAGTGGTTGTTGATCAAGAATTTTTACAAGTCTTTTCTCTCGATCTTGTACTTGAATTAACTTATTGATAGTTTGTTTCTCAAGCATATCGTATTGTTTTACAGCTGGTACAGTAGCAGTTTTAAGAAGAGCAATATTACCATTGATTTTGTAGCTCAACTGTTGTCTTTCTGAATCATAGACATTGATAAGTTCTTTGTTATCAGTAAGTCTAATAATTTCATTGTACCAACCAGTACTAGCTATCTTAGCAATTTGAGTTTGCTTACGACCTAGTTTACCTGTCTTAGTGTACAACAGACAAGATGTATGAGTACAACCATATCGTAACCAAAACATCTTAAGTTTACCTAGAGCTGAATCAAGAAAGAACTCTTGACTTAGTATGATATAATCTTTCTTGTGTACCATAATCTCATTAGGATTATCAAAGCCATAGATACCTTCCTTGTCGTGAGAGCCTTCCATTCGTGCATCAAGTAAATCGTTATCAATAGCAGAAAACAACTCAGTTTGAGCATGATACTCTCTGATCTCAGCGTGCAATAGTGCAGCATGAGCATTTCTTAGTTCATAAGTATTGTGCGACCAAGTAATACCTTTATTAGTATCAACTGATCTTACCATACTTTCTGATGCTTCTTCGATATTATGTTCTTCTAGTATATGACTAGCTTCTAGTTCGTAATCAATTTTACCGTTCATGATTTATCTCCTTGTTTTATATTATTAACCTTATCGTCTCTCATCTCCCTACTATTGAAGAGGTAATCTCCAAGTCGTATGGGGTGTACCCGTCTGCTATTCTCTTGTTCTAGATAGTCACATATAGCTGCTATCAATAACATTAAGGCTGCAAAAACAGATACAGATATTATTATTACTAAATTAGTCATAGTATATTCTCCTTATTTTAAACAGGTACTAGCTGATCATTCAGCTAATACAATTACTGTCAGCATTATGGATGGAGACATTGTCTTGTCCAGATGCAGGCGGTAGCCTCATGCAGCGATCGGCTGCGCCGATCAAGAAGAAATAATGTGGGAATCAAATGCAAGGCATTTGACGCTTGTCTTCTTGACTAGGCAATTCCCATACATATGATGTCAGTAAGCCGTGTTAGGTTCTCGCCGAATAGAACCATTGCCCGACCAACATAGCATTACATCACTTCCTTATACTAAAGTCATGAAGTCTTGTAATGCAGAAGACACTTACTTCTTAAATGCATTGACGCTCTTTGAAGCTGAGAAAGCGGTCGAATGCACAGTCGAACTGAGACATTCAGAATCAATTTCCCCAACGCATTCAAAGCGTCAATTCAAAAGCACGGGGTTTTAGAAGACCCCACACATCAACCCTGTAACGACAGCGTATGATGATATAAGGGGGGGTTTAAACGAACACTAATCAAATGGGGGGAACATATGCCTAGAGTTGGACACGTCATGTTTGGAGAAGATAGCTTCGGTAGGGATCAGGCAAAAGTATATGCCAGGCTAAGTGGGATTAAGGTTGATCCTAATCCAGAAATAGCTATAGTCATTAGGGGTGATGACAAGAAGATTACAAAGCACACAAAGGATTTAATAAATTGGTATGGCGGATAAGGAAGTAGAGATTAAGTTATCGCAGGTAAGTGTAGCTCTTTTAATGGAGGTACAGATGGAAGATCGTATGATTAATGATCTGAATAAATACCTAGATGCGAAGCATAAGAAGCCTGAGGGGGTGGACTTTTCGGATAACCTGGTCGGACAGATATCACACGGACAACAGCTTAAAATGGATGATAGAGATCCATTGGTATTACCTTTTACGAAATATGTGGCTCAACTTGCTGGTACTTATGTAAACCATTTTGGTAGACATGTTGGTATCAAAGACATGAAGCGTATACCACATGTACACAGCTTATGGTCGGTACACTCGTATGAGAGGGATTATAACCCCTTGCATGATCATGGTACTGATACGCCTATGGGCATCTCATTTACTACCTGGACTAAGATACCACCGCAAATAGCCAATAATAACAACTATAAGCCTACAGATCTTTATAACTCTGGTGGTGCTTATGATGGATTTTTACAGTTTCATTTTGGTCAAACGAGTATAAGGGGTTTAGAGGAGCTAAGACCAGCTCTTTGCAAAACCATTAAACCTGAGGTTGGTAAGATTATATTTTTCCCTTCATGGTGTCAGCATTGCGTATACCCTTTTGAAGGACCAGGCGAGAGAAGGACTATAGCAGGCAATTTAAACATGTTTCCTGAATCTGTACTCAATGATCCACAAAACAAAGCAATCGTGCTGTAGCATAGCTTAAAATCAATTTAAACACTATATAAGGAGAATACTTATGACATATGGTAAGGGAACGTACGGATCTGCTAAAGGTAGACCACCAATGAAGAAGAAGAAGAAAAAGAAGGGTAAAAAGAATGCTTACTAAGAAACAGATGTCATTACCTAAAGCTCTTAAGGATAAGATCATGAAGTCTAAAAAGAAAAAAGGTAAGAAAAAGTGAAGAAAGAACTAACAGCTAGACAAAAAGCTACCATGAAGAAGCATTCGGTACATCATAGTACCAAACATATGTCAGCTATGAAGAAATCAATGCTTGCTGGTAAGACATTTACACAAGCTCATAAAATCGCACAAAAAAAGGTAGGTAAGTAATGAAACAAAAGATATTATCAATATGGAATGAGCTATCTAAGCCTAAACAAGGCGTAGTGATAGCTATTGTAATAATTATTGTATTAGTAATAGTACTATAAATTAAGGAAATATATGAATAAAGAAAAAAAGTTACCAGGTTCAAAAAAAGGCAATAAAATAAAGTTAGGCAAAGGTGTTTTTAGACCTAGTCCTAAAGTTATTGCTAATTTAAAAAAAGCTGGTTACAAAATAGTTAAAATTTAACATGGCTAAGAGTACTGTTAATAAGGCTGGTAACTATACTAAACCATCTATGCGAAAACGCATGTTCCAACGTATTAAAGCTGGAAGTAAAGGTGGTAATTCTGGTCAATGGTCGGCTCGTAAAGCCCAGATGCTAGCAAAATCGTATAAAGCTGCTGGTGGCGGCTATAAGTGAGCCTAAAGAAGCCACAAAAGAGCTTAAAGAACTGGGGTAAACAGAAATGGCGTACCAAATCTGGTAAACCTTCTGCTAAGACAGGTGAAAGATACCTACCTGAGAAGGCTATTAAGTCTTTATCTGCTAAAGAATACGCTGCAACTACAGCAGCTAAACGAAAAGGCAGCAAAAAAGGTAAACAACACGTTAAACAACCAAAAAAGATTGCTCGTAAAACACGAGCTTATAGATAGGAGAACAAATGTACGCTAAATTAGTATTAACTGGAGCAAAAATGCTTCAAAAAGGTAAAAGAAAAGTAAGAAAAGTTAAAAAGACTGGAACTTATGCTTCAATGAAAGCAAAAGAATCAGCTATCAGAGGTTCTGCTGGACTCAAAGGTACTAGTAGACTTAATAAAGTAAGACGTAAAGTACAAGGACCTATTGGATATGCATCTATCGGTGCTGCTGCATTCTCTGGTGGAGATGAGTAAATCAGATAAAGAGGTCATTTCTGACCTTATAAAAGCCTTAAATGGCACTAAAGAATCTGCTCCTATAAGATATAAAAAAGAACTTGACATAGAATATACGCCACAACCTGACGTAAAGATTGTAGTCAATAACATTAAAAAAGGATTATTATGATTGGTAAAAAAGTTATATCAAAAATACCAAAAGGCGTTGAATCTTTTTTCAAGAAAAAGAAAGTCAAGTCTATTACAAAAACCGTTAATAAGTATAAAAAACCTATTAAAGCTAAAACTAAAAAAGTAAAGAAAGCAATTAAAAAAAATCCTAAAATATCTACAGCTATTGCTGCAGGTGCTACAGGTGCAGTTGCTGGATCTGCTTACAGTAAAAGGAAAAATAAAAATGGCTAAAAGTTTAGTTACACTAGCAGAAGAAATATCTGCACTATCACCTAATGAGTTACAAACTCTTGGTAAGATAGTAATGGCAAAGCAACAGATGGTTCAGCCACAAGCACAAGTATCTAATATGCCTGGACCTATGGCATCTGCACCTGTACCGCCACAAATGAATCAAGGACCACAACAAAGACGTATGGCTCCTCCATCTACTAGAGATGCAATGATGCCTGGTCTATTAAATAGATAATGGTTCGTATAAGTAGGTTTGCTTCTAATTATTTAAAAACAAAAAAGCCAAAACCTAAGAAATTAAAAGATACATTAAACGAGGATCAGTTAGCTTCATTTATTGCTGGTAAACCAAAGAAAAAATTTGCTAAAGAATTTAAAAAACAAACTGGTACATCTAAACAAGAGTTTGAACAACCTAAAATTAAAAGAACAGGTACTGGTTATATGCAAGCTGATTTAGGTAAAATGAAACAACGTAAAGCTGTTAATAGATCTCAAAGATTATTAGAAGCTAGAATTAAAAATGCAAAAAGGAGAACAACATGATTGTTAAAGCTGCAAGTAAGTTATTTAAAAAAGCTGCTAATAAAGAAAGTAAAATCTTTAAAAAGAAAAAGAAAAAAAAGTCTAAAAAGAAATCTGTTAAAAAGAAAACAGTATTAGGTGGAGCACAAACACTAGCGGGTAAAGCATTGCTTAATCCTGTAACAATAGGTGGTGGAGCTGCATTTGGTGTTGGTAGAGCTAGTGGTAGATCTTCTGAAAGATCAAAAACTAATAAATTAAATGAAGCATTAAGACGTAGAGGCGTAAGAGTATAATGTCAATAAGAGGTGGTAAAAGACCAGGAGCTGGTAGACCTAAAGGAGTTAAAGATGGTAGCAAAGGTGCTAATCTTGAAGCTAAAATTAGAGTCGCTAGTAGAACACCATTAGATTATATGTTGAATGTATTAAACAATCCTGGTACTTCTCCTGAACGGAAGATGTGGGCTGCAGAAAAAGCTGCACCTTTCGTACATGCTAGACTAGCAAGCAAGGAACACAAAATAACTGGTGATAGCAAAAAACCAATTAGTATAAACTTATGCCACGCACCAGAAAAGAAGTAAAAGAAAAAGAAATAACGATACCATTTAAACCTCGTAAATATCAATGGGAAGTATTTCAAAACTTAAAAAGATTTAATGTTATTGTTTGTCATAGACGATTTGGTAAAACATGCCTGGCTATATGGAAACTTGTAGCTACTGCTGTTGAAAAAGAAAATGCAAGACTAGCTTATATAGCACCTACCTACCGACAAGGTAAAGCTGTAGCCTTTGACTATCTCAAAGAATATACAGAACCATTAATGGAACTTGGTGGTGGTAGAAACGAAACAGAATTAAAGATAGATTTATATAACGGATCAAGAATACAGATATTTGGTGCTGACAATCCAGATGCACTTCGTGGACTAGGGTTTGATGGAGTTGTAATGGATGAGTTTGCTCTTATGTCACCTCGTACCTGGACTGAGATTATAAGACCTGCAGTATCTGATAAACTTGGGTTTGTTATCTTTATTGGTACACCTATGGGGCATAATCAGTTCTGGGAAGTATTTGATTTTGCAAAACGTACTGATAGTAAAGATTGGTATGGATGTATGTACAGATCATCTGATACTGATGTTATTCCTAAATGGGAATTAGAAGATGCTAAACGTACAATGCCAGACTCACAATTTGAGCAAGAATATGAATGCTCATTCAATGCTGCAGTTCAAGGAGCTTATTATGGAGCTTTAATGGAACAAGCAGAAAAACAAAGGCGTATTGGTGATGTACCATATGATCCTACAATAGATGTTGAAACATGGTGGGATTTAGGTATTGGAGACTCTACTGCAATTTGGTTTGCACAACGAGTTAATAATGAAGTTAGATTGATTGATTATTATGAAACTAATGGTGAATCATTAGCGTTTTATGTAAGTAAGTTAAATGAAAAACCTTATAACTATGGTGCACATATAGCACCACACGATATTGTAACTAGAGAGCTAGGTACAGGTAAATCAAGATTAGAAGTTGCTGCGGAGTTAGGATTAAACTTTGAAGTAGCTCCTAAATTAGAAGTAGATCACGGTATAGAATCCGTAAGAAACACATTACCTAATTGTTGGTTTGATAGAATAAGATGCAAACAAGGCATTGAATCTCTCAAACAATACAAGAAGGTATTTGACGATAAGAACCAAGTCTTTAAAAATAAACCCCATCATAACTGGGCATCACACGGATCAGATGCATTTAGGTATGGGTGTGTAGGCGAAGCGCCTGAAAGAACAGATTGGGCTAAAGATATTAACGTAGATACAAGGTATATAATTTAATGGCAAAGTCTCCTGCATGGCAACGTAAAGAAGGTAAAAGTTCTTCTGGTGGTTTAAACAAAAAGGGTGTAGCGTCATATAGACGTGCTAATCCAGGAAGTAAACTAAAGACTGCTGTAACTACAAAACCAAGTAAATTAAAAAAAGGATCTAAAGCTGCTGCTAGAAGAAAATCATTTTGTGCAAGAATGGGTGGAATGAAAAAACGATTAACTTCTAAGAAGACTGCAAATGATCCGAACTCAAGAATTAATAAAGCATTAAGGAAATGGAACTGTTAATATGATTAGTAAAGCATTAAATTTAAAAAATATTAAACACGCTAAGGCTAGATTAAGTAAGCTAGCAAACAAAAAAACATTAACTAAAAGTGATATTGTTGAAGTTAAAAAAATTGCACAATTTGAACTTAAAGCTATTGATTCTGTAATGAAAAAAAGAGGCAAGGCTTTTGTTGGCAGTCCAAGTAAAACAGCAAAATCTGTTTATAAAAAAGCAGGAATAAAAAGATAATGGATGAATATAAATTAAAGGCTCTGATAGCATCTGAGATACAAACCTCAATGGGGTATCTTGGTGGTGAGCTAACAGAACAAAGAACAAAGTCTTTAGAATATTATTTTGGTGAACCATTTGGTAATGAACAAGATGGTAGATCACAAGTAGTAAGTACTGATGTTGCTGATACTATTGAATCTATTTTACCTACTATAATGAGAACATTTACTGCATCACCTAAAGCAGTACAATGTATTGGCAATAAGCCAGGTGACGAAGCTGCTGCTAAACAAGCAACAGATTATTTAAACCATGTATTTTATAAAGACAATCCTGGTTTTACATTAATGTATACCTTCTTCAAAGATGCTTTATTGCAGAAAAATGGTATCATGAAAATCTTTTGGGATGATTCATTAGATGTAGAAAGATCTACTTATCAAGGTCTTACAGATGATGAGTTTGCTATGTTAGTAGCTGATCCAGAAATAAAAGTATTAGAACATACTGAATACGATATTGATGATGAAGAAGCTTTAAAAGAAGCTTCTGATTTTATAGAAGCTCAAGGAATGCCTGCAGATGTACAGTCTAGTGGCAAGATGCATGATGTAGTAGTAAATAGAATGAAGAAAAAAGGGCAAGTACGAATAGAGAACGTACCACCTGAAGAATTTCTTATTGCTCGTAATGCTAAAACTATAGAAGATGCACACTTTACAGCACATAGAAAATATATAACTCGTTCAGAGTTAGTTGAAATGGGTTTTGATCCAGAAGAAGTAAAAGCTTTACCTACTGATAATGATCAGAGATATAGTGAAGAAAGAACAACCAGGTATGAAGATTTAGATTATAATTCTTTAAACAGACATACTGCATCTGATACAGCAAACGAACAAATACTTATTTACGAATGCTATATGAAAATAGATGAAGATGAAGACGGAATTGCGGAATTGCGTAAGGTAACTGTAGCAGGTGATAGCTCATATAAAATCTTAGATAATGTGCCTTTTGACAGACAACCTTTCGTAAGTGTTACACCTATTCTAGTGCCACACCGCTTTTATGGTCGTTCAGTATCTGAGCTTGTAGAGGATGTGCAATTAGTTAAATCAACTATAATGCGTCAACTATTAGACAATATGTATTTGACTAATAACAATCGTATTGCAGTTATGGATGGTCAAGTAAACATTGATGATCTATTGACTAACCGACCAGGCGGTATTGTAAGAACTAAACAACCACCGCAATCAGTTATACAACCATTGCAATCACAGCCTTTAAATCAACAGGCTATGCCTCTATTAGAATACTTAGATGTAGTTAGAGAACAAAGAACTGGTGTTACTAGATACTCACAAGGTATGGATGCTGATTCACTTAATAAAACAGCATCAGGTATTAGCCAAATATTAACTCAAGCACAATTAAGAGTAGAGTTGATTTGTAGAGTTTTTGCTGAAACAGGTGTCAAGGAGTTATTTAAAAAAATTCTTGAGACTGTAATTAAGTATGAAACTAAAGAAAAAATTATTCGTGTAAACGAACAGTACGTTGCTATGATGCCTATGGAATGGCTTAATAGATGTAACGTAGATATTCAAGTAGGTCTAGGAACAGGTAGTAAAGAACAAGAGCTTGCTATTCTCAACAACATATTGGAGAGACAACTACAAGCAATTAATTTACAGAAATCTGCTGCTGGTCCTATGGTTAATTTAAGAAATGTACACAATACATTGACTAAATTGGTTGAAGCTGCAGGACTTAAAAATGTTGAAACATACTTTACTGATCCTATTATTGGTGCACAACAAATGCCACCTCCGCAACCACCACCACCTACAGAGTTTGAGAAAGTAACACTTGCACAAGTACAAGGAGAAAATCAACGTAAAATCCTTGACATGCAAGTTAAAGAAAAAGAAATAGATCTTAAAACACAACAAATGATATTAGAGTTTGAAACTAGAATAAAGGAGTTAGAAGCTAAGTATCAAGTACAATTTGACTCTAATGCCATTAAACGTGAAGCTATGACATCTAAAAGTGGTGGACAAAGTGCACAATTAGGTGATATAGGTGATGAAACACAAAGACAACAAAAAACTTTCTTTAATCCAAACAACACCTAATGAATGAAAACGATTTAATTAGAGAACAAACAAAAGGCAGTAAAGCCAAAACGATATTAGAAGATGAACTATTTATAGAAACTTTTAGCGTACTCAAAGAGTCGTATGAAAAGGAAATGGTACAAACATCTTATAAAGATTCAGAAGCTAGAACAGCTATCTGGGTTGCCTGGCATCAGTTAGATAAGGTTAAATCCCACCTGACTGAAATAATGAATACAGGTAAACTTGCTAGTAAACAACTGCAAGATTTAAAAAAACCTTAAATAGGAGGACTATATGTCTGATGCTGAAAAGCAGCCAACCACAGTTAGTGGAGCTGCAGAAACTATAAAGGGCTTGTTGAACCAATCAGCTGATACTCAACCTGCACCAACTGAAACCGCAATGGTTACAGAAGAAACTTTAACGCATACTGCGGAGCCTGAAGCTCCCAGTCACGTTCCAGAAGAACCAAATGCTTTGTCTGAAGAATATAATGAATCAGTTGAATCTGACGTTGTAGAAACTACAGAGTTATCGGAGGAACCCATATTCCCTGTTGTAATAGACGGACAAAAATATGAGGTCAACCAAGACGAACTCATCAATGGTTATCAACGACAAGCAGATTATTCTCGTAAAACAGAGGAACTATCTATTGAGCGAAAGCAACAAGAAGATCAGATCCAACGTGAACGAGATACTGTTCAAACACAAATGGCTAATTTACATTCACTTGAACAATCTTTAAAATCCCAATTAGATTCTGAATTACAGAGTATTGATTTTGATAAAATGTACGAAGAAGATCCTGTACAAGCTTCACGCTTACAGTATCAAATGCAAAAAAGACAAAAAGATCTTGATGCAGCTCGTATGCAAATTCATCAGCAACAACAATCTGAGTATCAAAAATATGTATCTGAACAAGAAAAACAGATGTTTATTAAGATGCCTGAGATGAAAGATGCTTCTAAATCTACTGAGATAAGACAAAATATGAAATCATATTTATCTGATCAAGGTTATATGGATCAAGAGATTGCCGCTTTAACAGATCACAGAATGCTCTTAGTACTTAAAGATGCAATGTCATATAGAAAACTTCAAAAGACCAAGCCTGGTATTATGAAGAAAGTGGCAGATGCACCTAAAGTTTTAAGACCTGGAACTGCTAAAACAAAAGGTGAACGTAGAGAAATGGCTGTTAATGATAACAAGAAACGCCTAGCTAAAACTGGTAGATGGCAAGATGCCGCTGCTATATTTAGACAAGGTATGAAAACAAAATCATAACACAATATAAGGAGACCTTAAATGGCACAACCAACAAACTTGTATGACACTTATGACACTACGGGTATTCGAGAAGACTTGGCTGACGTAATATATAATATTGCACCATCAGACACACCAATTCTTTCTGCTATACCTAGAGCTGTCGCAACGTCTACTAGCCACGAATGGCAAACTGACACACTAGCTGCTCCTGCGGCTAATGCTGTTATCGAAGGTGATGAAGCAACTACAGATGCTATGGTAGCAACTACTAGAGTTAAAAACTTCACACAAATCATGGATAAAGTAATCTCAATATCTGGTACTCAAGGAGCTGTTGATGCAGCTGGTAGAGCGGATGAGATGGCTTACCAAATCGCTAAAAAATCCAAAGAACTTAAAAAAGATATGGAATTCGCTATCATTAAAGAGAATGTTTCTGTAGCTGGTTCTGCAACTGCTGCTAGAGAAATCGGCTCATTTGCAACTTGGATTTCTTCAAATGGTGATGCTGCTGGTGCTTTATCTACTGGCTTTAACTCATCAACTGGCTTGACTGCTGCACCTACTGGTGGAACAGATAGAGACTTGACTGAGACAATTCTAAAAACTGTTATCCAAGAAACTTATACTTCTGGTGGCGATTTAGATATGCTAGTAGTACCACCATCTGTTAAACAAGTAATATCTGGATTCAATGCGAACACAACTCGTTTTGGTCCTGCTGAAGCAAGAACTGAATATGCAGCTATTGATGTATATTCTTCAGACTTCGGAGATATTAACATTGTTCCTAACAGAGTAATGGCAACTACAGATGATAAAGCTTGTTTCTTAATACAGAGTGACATGGTCGCTACTGCATACTTAAGAGATTTCCAAATGAATGAGTTAGCAAAAACTGGTGACTCAGACAGAATGCAACTTTTAGTTGAATGGACTCTTGAGATGAGAAATGAAGCAGCTCATGCTGTAATTTTGGATATCAACCAATAAGACTAATTAGGGGAGGCTTCGGTCTCCCCTTTTATTTATAAGGAAATAATATGAATAGCCCAACAACATTTAAACCAGGTGCTACACAAACTGTAGCTGTAGGTACATCTTCTGCTGCCTCTAATGCAGTTAATGCGCAAACAACAGCAATTAGAATTGTTTCAACTGTAGATGCATATGTAGAAGTTTCTTCTGCACCAACTGCATCATCATCATCATTTATTTTACCAGCATTTACTGTTGAGTATTTAAGATGTTCAGGTTCTGCTAAAGTTGCTATGCTTAGAGTTGGCTCTGTAACAGGAACTTCTAGAGTAACAGAACTTAGTCAGTAATGAGACCAGCATTTTTTAATTTACGAAGTCAAGACAGGTATCGTAATCGTAGGACAGATGTTCCTAATGATGCATTAAATTTAGAAGATTTATCATATCTACTCCTAGAATCAGGAGATAACATTATCAGAGAAGATGGTGTCGGTGTTTCTTACTTTACAGATAGTCCTATTCAAAATTGATTTCATTTAGTGAGTTAGTAAAAGTAATTAAAACAATAGAGCAAAGCTCTGAACAACAAAAAAAAAACAAACAAAAAACGAAATTTAGAAAAAGGATAAAACATGGCTGATAGTAAGATTAGTGCATTGACAGCATTGACAGCAGCTGCTGCTGCAGATGTACTACCTATAGTAGACACAAGTGCAACTGCAACTAAGAAAATGACTATAGAAAATATATTTAAAAGCATACCTGTAAGTGTAGGTGTTAATGAAGGCACACCACTTGCTAAGTTGCACGTAACTAGAGATGCTATTAATCATTCAACACAATCTTCATTAGCACCAATATTTGTTGAAGATGATAATAGACCAGGTATTTTTTTCTCAGGTAATTTAAACAACATAGGTATTATACAATTTGGTGATAACTCATCAATTAATGCTGGTGAGATTTTTTATGATCATAGTGCTGATAAGTTTAGTTTTAGATGTGCAGGTACTGTACAAGCAACTTTAGCTGATGGTGTATTAGCACCAGAAACAGATTCAGATGTAGACTTAGGTACAACTTCTTTACGCTTTAAAAATACATTTGTAGATTCTATTACTGTTACTGGTGAAGTAGATGCTGCAAGTTTAGACATTGAAGGTGATGCTGATATTAATGGTACTTTAGAAACAGATGCTTTATCTATTAATGGTACAGCAGTAACTTCAAATGCAGCCGAATTAAATATATTAGATGGCAAGAGTTTTGTAGATGAAGATAATATGGCTTCTAATAGTGCTACTGCTATTGCATCTCAACAATCTATTAAAGCCTATGTAGATTCTGTTAAAATTTATGAACTTACTAAAACAGCTAACTATACTGCTGTAGCTGGTGATAATATATTGGCTGATACTTCAGGTGGAGCATTTACAATTACATTACCTGCTAGTCCT